TATAACAACAGAGGTAATAAATGAATGGGGATACAACGAGATGTTAAGATATACAAAAAGAGCTTATGGACCTAATCCCAAGGCTAAGGGGTTTTATGACAGGAAATAAGGATGCTCACTATGATAAAAGGTTAGGATGGACTATGAAAAAAGGTATTGGCAAAGGTATTACGGAGGGTGATAAAAAGAAGATGGGTTTAACAGAGAAACAAGCTCAATTTCTTCAAGTAATTCAACACTTTATCCAATCCAATGGCTATTCACCATCGTTCGAGGAGCTTAAACAGTTGACTGGAATGAAATCTAAGAGTAATGTACATGCATACATACAAAACCTAAAAAAGCGCGGATATATTGACTATATTGCGTATTCTAACAGGAGTGTAGTAGTACTATGAATGGTATTGTATTATGGCGCTGGATGCTAAAAAGTTTTTTATTTTTTTCTAAAGTAGATTCTAGCCAATACCGTAATACCTTTTCTCAATTCTCTATATGGGATAAGGGATACAAGGTATTACGGAGGTATTACGGGTTCATGGAAAATAGGTCAAATTCTTGTATTTTGGAGGTAAAATGAGTGAAAAAGATATATATACCAGTAAGTTAGAGGTGCTTAAAGAGAAGGTCCTCCGTAATACCATCCGTAATACCCGTGATATGGCATTAAAATACCCTAGAGGTGAGGATGGATTAACCGATAGGCAACGAATATTCGTTGAAATCTATGTAGCTAACGAGGGTAGATTAACACCAACAGAGTGTGCAAGACAGTCAGGATATAAAAAAGAACGTGCTGCAACAACAGCATCAGAGTTATTGAATGTGAATAAATATCCAAAGGTTGTAGCTGAAGTTAGGAAAAAAAGAAATGAGATATATGACACACATAAGGTGGAAATGAATAAACATGTTATTGAATTAGCAAGATTGCGTGATCGTGCATTAAATGATAAGTCTCATAGTGCTGCAATAAATGCAGAAAGATTACGTGGTCAAGCTGCTGGTTTATATGTTGAACGTAAGGAGATTAGGACAGGTTCAATAGATGATATGTCACGTGATGATGTGATGAAACAATTAAAGGAATTAGGACTAGATGGATCGTTTAAAAAAGAAGGTCATAAAACTGTTATCTCGGTCGAAGAGAAATCTGATAGCGAAGGACTTAAAGACATCACCCCTGTACAAACAGAAGATAGTAAAGGACAAGAAAAAGTATGACCGTAAAACCAGAAACAAATTTTTGGAAGAGTTTCAAGAAATACTTAGACGATGGTAAATACATGTCATCCCGTATTGAGTCATACGTTACGCCTGGATTCCCAGATTGTGTGGTTTACCACGATAAATGTGGATTTTTTACAGTTGAACTCAAAGTATTGAGGCGTAATAAAAAAGGGAGTGCAAAAGTACTCATATCACCTCTTCAGCATGCCTTCCATGTGTCTCATTCAGATAAAGGTGCTCCTGTATTTATCTTGGTCCAAGACCCCTCTACGCGCAACGTAAAGCTTTTTGGCGGCGGTCAAACTCCCAAACTCCGCGATAATACGAACTTAGATGATGGACCTCCGCCGTTGTATGAGGGCCCGCTGCCCGGGCTGCAGCTGTGGGCGATCGTCGAACTCCGCAAACTCCCAAACTCCCCTAGTATGGAAGCTAATTAATCTAGGATCTTGGTCAGGTTCTCGACCAGCCGGGCGCGCAGCTGCGCAACCTGAACTTCCACGCACGAAAGTTATCCACAGAAAATTTTGTAGATGGGTTGTAATAGATGTCATTAGGTGTTATATAATAAGTAGAAATAGAACAAAGGATTATATATGGTTATAAGAGAAGACGAAGATACATTGGTTACTGCATTAAGTAGAATAGCAGAAGCTATAGAGGACAACACAGATATACTCAAGGGTATTAAATCACATTATGATGGTGTAGTACCAGTCATGACACGCAATGCAAAGAGAGTAGAAGAACTACAAACACAAGAAGAAAAAGGATTCACAGAACAAGTGAAAAGTATATTCTCTACGAATTAGGCAAACTCCGAAACTCCCTCTATTTAGGGAATCTTAGATAGAGGGGGGATGACAGCTGTTTGGGCACCGGGCGCGCCCGGGACTTCCCGCCGAGTGGAAATGGCGGAAAATAAGGAAAAGTTATTGTTGACATACAAGCATTTGCGTTGTAAACCTGAAGACAGAATGAGAAAGAGAGGTACATATGGACTGACTAATGCTATTAATACCCGTAAAATTGGCGGTTTTCTGCTTTTTTGTGTGGTATATATTTATACACAGCGGGTGAAGATCCTGCTGCGCCCGGGTTCCTGGAGTGCAGCTCCTGCTGCCAGGCAAACTCCGTAAACTCCTAACATGGACCACTCGATGACTTGACTGGTCCATGAGCTGTATACACCGGGCGCGCCGGGCACCAAAGTTCTCCTGAGAAACGTAGAATAGATATCCACAACTTAATGTGGGAAAGGATTTACATGACTCCACTTTGATGTTATAGTATATGTATAGAGTAAGACACTCATTAACCGAGATAAAAACAACACTCTATACATAGTGGTTTCGTTATAACTGTAATTGTACACCCCATTATGAAGAGGCAAGATAAACGGAGTTATTCGGCTCTTGCCCCACAAACTCCCAAGACTCCCAACAACGATCACAACGATGTATGACTTTGGTCTGCGGATGCCCGGGCGCCCGCCTCCAGTTCCTGCTTCAGGTTATTACAATTAACTATTGACATAAAAAAAGGGCTACTAAATAGTAGCCCTTCTTCCAGAAATAGCGATGACTAAACCGCTAATCCTAATCTCTTTAAGAGATATCCTATATCTTTCTGTAAGTGGCGAATCAAATCAAGAGAATCAATGTTCTCCTTGCCTTTGTTCTCAACAACCCATTCAACAGTAGCATTCATTAACACACCACTAATCAACTTCCAATCCATACTATCTTTAGTAGGAACAGACGAGATGATTGCCTCAAGATTGCCAACAGTCGCTTGGTCTTTTGCATATTCAATAATCTCATTGAATACAGGTGTTATATCTATATTGTTAACTGACTTAACAGGAACTATTGATTGTTCCACATTGTCAGCAAATTTATCTATTGGTCTATTAGTCATTTCTATTTCTCCTTTATAAGTTAATGACACTATAATATACTAGTAGCCACATCAATGATATGGCTACTATGAACATTGGTAAGTTCATTGTGGATAACTTTGTCTATTGATTTCAAACACAGTATTTGGATTAACATTAGCCCAACGCTGAAAGTCCTCTTTGGCTCTACTATTAATCTTGAATACTAATATATAGTTAGGGTGTTCAGTTACTCGCTTCTCTTTAGTAAAGCGATAACCGAGCTTACCAAGTACACCAAGTTTAACATGACCTTCTGATCCATCATTCTTTACCCACTTACAGCTAAAGAAACCTTGTTTAACTATTCTTTTAAATTCATCTTTAGTCATTCTATTTCTCCTTGTTAGTTAATAGAAATAGAGTGATTGGTTTCTTGGAAACTTAAGGGTTTAGAGCTTAAGCTAGATTCCACCAATCAGCTGTATCAAGACTGTTACTCTATTTCTATCTATTGGGTATCATAGACCATTGACCATTGATATAGTTAATTGCATTAAGTTGTGGATAACCTGTGGATAAGTCGCCCGGGCTAGTTAGTGGTGTTGCAAGAATACAACACAAGATGTAGGGGTGCGACATAGTGTCGCAGGCTGGCGCCCGGGAACCCAACAGACCCCCCAACCCCCCCTTTTCGCGTAAGCATGCTTTGAATTATCTAAAGGCAAGTCTGAGGGTGACAATGATGTAAAAAAACGTTATAAAAAAATTATAAAAAAAAAAATGCGTTTTGGGGACAAAAATGGCTATTTCTACGAATAATTTAGAAAAATTAGACACACAAACACTAAAATACCTTCTGAGAAGCAAACTTCTTGAAAAACAAGCAGATACGCAAGCAGATTTCTTAAAATTTGTAAAAGCAGTATGGCCGGAGTTTATAGAGGGAAATCACCATAAAATCTATGCAGAGAAGCTAAATCGCATTGCAAATGGCGAATTAAAGCGATTAATTGTCAATATGCCACCAAGACACACAAAATCAGAGTTTGCAAGTCACTTATTTCCCGCATTTTTCATGGGAAGGCACCCAAAGGCCAAGCTCATTCAAACAACACACACAGGCGAGCTAGCAATCCGCTTCGGACGTAAGGCCAAGAACCTTATAGAGTCAACAGAGTACGAAAGAGTCTTTCCAGAGGTCAGATTGGCAGCTGACTCTAAAGCTGCAGGTCGTTGGGAATCAAACCATAAAGGTGAATATTTTGCAGCTGGTGTAGGTGGTGCAATCACTGGACGTGGTGCAGATTTACTTATTATTGATGATCCACACTCAGAGCAAGATGCATTATCACCAACTGTCCTAGATTCACATTACGAATGGTATACATCCGGTCCAAGGCAACGTCTTCAACCTGGAGGTGCGATTGTACTGGTAATGACACGTTGGTCTGTAAAAGATCTCACTGGACGG